ACGGGCGCAGACCTCAGGGGCGCAAACCTCAGGGGCGCAAACCTCACGGGCGCAAAAATTTTTATTCCTATGGCGTGCCCTGATACAGGCGCGTTTATTGGTTGGAAAAAATGTCGTGATAATTCAATTGTTAAACTTTTAATACTTGAAGACGCTTTGCGAACTTCGTCAACGGGGCGAAAATGTCGGTGTAACAAAGCTAAAGTATTAGAGATTCAAAACCTTGACGGTAGCGAAAAATTAGATGATTATGCTATTTCTGGTTATGATGAAAGTTTTTTCTATCAAGTCGGTGAAATCGTCAGCGTTGATAATTTCAATGACGATATACGTTGTGAATGTGCGGCGGGAATACATTTTTTCATAACTCGTCAAGAAGCAGTAAATTACATTTATTGAGGATGTTAAAATATGAAAAAAAACAAGATTAAAAAAGCGCGTCGTATCATCGGCGGCGCGCTTATATGGGCGACGGTCGGCGGGATCTTCTGGAACGTCGGAGCGCTCGAATGCGACAACATAACATTCGGACAGTCAGCGATCTATATGATTTTACTTTGCGTCGGAGCGGTGATCGGCGTTCTGGTTTACGGATTTAAGGATTAAGGAAGGATAAAACGCAATGAATAACATAAAAAACGAAATACCGAATGTAAAAAGCAAATATTACGTGCGGATCGAAACGGTCGCGCATAACGTCGCTAAAAATTTAAAAAACGTAAGAGATGAAAACATCATTAAATATTTGAAATATCTCGGCTGGAACGATTTTTTGGCGAATTTCATTTTATCGCTATCAAAAAAGATGAAAGATGATAAATGATCTTTAATTTACCGTTTATGTTGCGAATTGCAACTTTTACGTATAAAAACGCAACAAAAGCAGAATAATCAAGGAAAGGGGGAAATAAGAAAATGAGAAAAAACCTTAAAATTTTTCGTGTTCAAAACGATTTGTCGCAGCAGGAAATGTCCGAACGTATCGGCGTTACACGCGCGACATATTCCGCGGTAGAAAAAGGGATCAGAGAAGGGCGCAGAACGTTCTGGAGCAAGTTGCAACAGGCTTTTAACATTCCCGATGGGGAAATGTGGGCGCTTCAAAAAGATGAAAAATAGAGCGCCTGAACGCCGTTATAAAACGGTATTGATTGAAAGCGAAAAGGCGCTTGATCTTCGGCTTGTTGTTGATCTCATTATTAAAAAAATCAATCGAGGGGAGATGAATGTAAATGATAAACGAAAAATACAACGAGCTTTTACAGAAGATCGCGCAGATCATCGCGGTAAAAAACATCGAGATTGAACACTTACAAGAACACATCAAAAAATTAAAACAGCTTTTAACAGAAGCAGAAAATAAGAAAGGTTAAAAAAACAATGGAAAGCGAAAGAAAAAACACATTAAAAATCACGATTGAAAACATAGAAACGGGCGAAATATTACAAGAGGTATACGGGACTTCAATTTTTGCGGGAATTTCAGGCGTGCGCGATGCTTCACAGGCTATTTGCATAAACGAGAACGCGACAGAATATGAAGTGGTGCGCGCGTCAGAAGCGGCGATGAAGTGGTGCACGCGTCAGAAGCGGCAAGGAAAGCAGAAAGGAGAATAAGGTGATGAATAAAAACGAAGTTGAAATTATCGACGGCGATATCGTCGATCTGACCGCCAGACTGCAGCAGAACGGCGGATTGCTTGACACGAATACCGACAATATTCTTTATTTAGCGGAAAAAGCCGAAAAATATATTGCGGCGATGAATCGTATTATGGACGCGGCTTTAAGGATCACGACTGAACTTGACTGGGTATTGATCGGCGGGAAACCGTATTTGCAAGAAAGCGGAACAACGAAGGTCGCACGGCTTTTCGGAATCTCAATTCAGTTGATCGGAGCGCCGCTTGTTGAGTACGACAACGAAGGATATAAAACGTATACTTACAAAGCGCGTTTTATGCTGAAAGATCAGTTTATCGAGTGCGAGGGCAGCAGATCAATGAAAGAAGACTTTTTCGCTAAAGCGGGCAAAGATCAACCGCTGAAAAAGCCCGATGAAATCGACGACCGAGATGTAAAAATGGCGGCATATACGAACTGCCTGAATAACGGCATTAAACGCCTGATCCCGAATTTGCGTAATATCGACATCGCAACTCTTGAACGCGCGGGGCTTGATCCGAATAAAATTGACGGTTATACGTTCAAAACGGGCAGCAAAGGCGGAAAGAATAAAGAAGGCGCGGAAGAAAGCGGGCTTGTTTGTGCGAACTGCGGCGCGGCGATTAATCAATCTGTTGCGTCTTACAGTCAGGGAGCATTTGGAAAAATGCTTTGCTGGAAATGCCAACAGGCGGCAAAAGGTGACGGGAAATGATGTATAAATGCAACGACTGCGCCGCCGTCTTTGATGAAGATGAAATAGCGACATGGCAAGAAAGCCGCGGCGAGTTTTGGGGTTTTCCGTGTACTGAAACGCTGTCAGGCTGTCCGCATTGTTTCAGCGGCGATATTGAAGAATTTAACGAGGTAAACGACGATGAATGAAATCTATAAATTAAAACCGTGTCCGTTTTGCGGCGGTGATAAATGCCGCGTAAGATGGTTCGGAGTTAATGACACAGAACCGCGTTATTACGTCGAATGTGAATCGTGCGAAGCTCATTCAAATGCTTTTGAAAACGAAAAAAGCGCGGTCGAAGCGTGGAACAGGAGAACGGGCGATGACGGTTGAACAGATGAACGCGAAACTTTTCAAAGCAAAAGCGGCTAAAATAACAGTTTATCCGTGTAATAATCTGCGAGCATCGAACCTCGGTCATCCGTGCGAAAGATATTTATATCTTTTAATTAAGCATTGGGACGAACAGAAACCGCACGACGTAGGATTACAAAACATTTTTGATCTTGGGAATACGCTTGAAGATCACACGATCAACAACATCAAAGAAGCGGGCTTTGAGGTCATAACGCCGACCGTTCGATCATGGAAAATCGACGTAAAAGGCGGGATCATATCGGGGCGTGAAGATATCCGCATAAAAGACGAAAACGGGGAACTTCTCCCCGTTGAGATCAAAGGGTTATCCCCGTTTGAATATGACAAGCTGAACAGCGTGAACGACTTTTTAAACAGCAAAAAAACGTATATACAAGGCTATCCAGCGCAGTTGATGATCTATATGCTGTATTTCGGAAAAGAACGCGGATTCTTTGCCTTGACGAATAAGTTGACTGGCGAAACGAAATTTATTGAAGTTCCGTTTGATTATGATTACGGAGATAAAATGTTATCAAAAGCGGAACGCGTTTACGCGGCTTTAAAGGCTGAAAAAACGCCTGACGCCTGCGATGATATAAGTATATGCGAAAACTGTTCTTTATCGCATATATGCGGCTTACAGCGCCGCATACCCGCCGACGTTGATCTTGACGAAGAACTTGACGCGTTGATAAATCGTAAAAATGAGTTATCGACCGCGAAAAAAGAATATGAAGATATTGACCGTCAGATCAAAGACAAGATCGGCGAACGCGAAAAGGTTATCACGGGAGAATATCTGATTGAACGTAAATCGTTCATAAAAAAGGCTTTTACCGTTCCCGAAAGCAAACAATACAGAATACAGATCAAGAGGTTATAAGTAGTATGAATGAAAGTAATGAAAAATTATTTTGTCCTTATGCGTGTAATATTTTAGTTATGAATATATGGCATTATGAATATGACGACGAAGGACGACAAACCAGCATTACACAAACAGAAAACACAAAAAGAAAGTATGTTGAATGTTTGCGTGAAAAATGCGCGGTTTTTAACCGTGAAACGGGGAAATGTGAATGTAAGGAATAACAATGAATAGCGTATTAAGCGCTTGCAAACGGCAAAAAGGCGGGTTTTATCCCGCCTATGCCGAACTATTCCGCGATAAATAACTGCGTCCAGTAAACGCCGTATTGACCGCCTTGATAATATCCAACGCCGAGTTGTGTATAATTAGCGTTTAAGATATTAGCACGATGACCGCTTGAATTCATCCACGCGTTCATTACTTCTTCAGGCGTTTTTTGACCAGCGGCGATATTCTCACCAGCGGCGCGGTAGTGAACGCCGTGATCTTGTAACATCTGAAACGGCGTTCCATACGTCGGGGAAGTATGATCGAAATATCCCTTTTCCGCCATATCCTGCGACTTCATCGTCGCGAGATTATCGAGCTTTTCGGAAAGCGTCAGGGGCTTTAAACCTTGCTTTGAGCGTTCAGCGTTGACAAGATTTAAAACGGCTTCGGCTTGGGATGACGTTTCGTGATCCGTTGGCTGGGAATCGCCGTGCGGGATATCGTCAGAATGTGAACTTTCATCCGTTCGCGTTCCCGTACCGTGTTCCGCATATTGCGGCATTTCGATTTTATCTTTTGGAAAAATCAAATGCGGGTTGTGTAAATGCCGATTTAATTCAAGCATTTTATAAAACGGGATGTTGTACCGTTCGGCGATCCGCCAGATTGAATCGCCGTTCTGAACAGTACATTGAGCAGATGAAACCGACGAAAAACCAAAAGACAAAAAGGCAACAGATGACAAACACAACAGTAATTTTTTCATGATTTTATTATGTGCCGTATGTTGCAAAAGCAAACATAAATAAAGAAAGGGTTACACTTTATGAATGAATTAAAACTTGAAGCATACTGGAACGATATACCGATCGGCAAAGTAAACGCCGTGACATATCCCGTTTTAATGATGTGGTGGAACGCTGACGCGCGGAAAGTGCGAAATATTCTTCACGATTTAAGCGGCTACGATAACGGCGATAATTACGTTTTAATCAGATCAGGCAAAAGCAAAGGCTTTTACAAGACCGACAACAATATCGAGATAGAACGATATAAAAAAGAATGCTTGAATAAAGGGCGCAGCGTGTTCGCTCCCGTAAAAAAGATCAACCGCATTTTAAACGCTGAAAAAAATCAATTATCGTTCAATAATAATCTGCGGGTGATCCGCGAAGATCGGAGCTTAAAACAGTCAACCGTCTGCGAATATATGCGGGCGTTTGATGAACATTTTGACATACCGATTTTATCAAAAATGGAAAACGGAATTTGTTTGCCTACGCCGTATCAACTCGGTAAATTATGCGAGCTTTACGGCTGCCAGCCTGACGATCTCGTAAAAATGGAATTTTTAATTTAAGAAAGGATAAAACAAAATGATTTACGAAGAAAGTTTCGACAAAATCAAACAACATCGCATAGAGGTTGTAAGAACGCTATGCGGCAATTATGCAAAAGGAAAATGTAAAGGCAATTGTCCTGAATGTCTCGAAAGGGCTTTAAAAGAAAAACAAAAAAATGAATTGTCAGAAAATTCTTGACATTTTGAAATTATTGTAGTATAATAATAGTGTTCTAAAACGCGCGGTTGACAATTGGATTTGTCACAGTCGGAAATGTACTGATACACGTTGGACGTGTATACCACGCGTTATAAAACAAGTTTAAACGTGTGCAGATGTTTAAACGAAAAAAAACACATCCAGCAAAATTCCGCTTCGGGAAAACGCGCTGCACCGCGCCAGTACCGTTGCGGTTTTTATTTAGAAAGGAAAAATTATGTACAAATCACCGATTACACTTACAGACAGACTTGTATCTGAAATAACAAAAAAACAAGATGATCAAATAACGGCAGCAGTTCGACACGAAATAAATATTAATATTGACAAAGAAGAACTGATAAAAGTATTAAAATATGATCGGGATCAATACGATCAAGGCTATAAGGACGGTTATCAGGAAGGCTATAAATCCGCTCGCGATAAGTTCCTTGATATTCTTAATTATTCTATATCACACACTATATCAGACGCTATAACGGACGCGTTAAAACGATATGATGAAAATTATGACGATGAACCTAATGAAATTTAGAGGTATAAAAAAATATGAATGGTCTCGAATTTGAAAAATTAAAAAAGCC